TAGAACCTTCGCCTGGCTGCTCCCTATCATTTCCCCTTGGCCTTTTTCTAGATCCGGCTATATTTGCCTCATCTATATTATTTTTCATCATGCCCTCTTAGGTAATCCTTTGTGTGCGGTTGATGCAAATTTACGGATTTCCCCTACGGACATACCATCAACTATTTTCAAAACTTCATCACTAACTTCTGATCTAGGAGTATCTCCTCTCTTGACAGAAAGAGCAAGACCAAATATTTTTTGTTGCTGTTCGCTAGTTGCTTTTTCTATTAGATGTAATGTTTCTTCTAGATTAGTTGACTTTACTTTTTGTCTGGCATATTCTCTCGCTGCTGCATTAACTGCGGCTTTAGTTAATCCCCTAGCTCCTCTAATTAACCCAGCTTGAAGATTTCTTCCCGCTTTAGTTTCAAATGGCGCTCTAGCCCCACGTCCAAATTCATGTGCTGCCCTATTAGCAGTTGATGCAATTTTCCCCGCAGTGTTTGCAGTTTCACTTGCAGCATTACTGAATTGTTTTGTTGCTGCATTATGTCTTTCTATTCCTGCTTTAGTAGCGTCCGCAACTCTACCAACAAATCCCAATGCACCCATTAAGGCAGATCCAATTGCAGTTTTATTTGGTTTTTTATTTGGTTGTGTTTGTTTTGCATTTGTAGTTGCAATATTACCTCTATCCATTGTTATGTTTTTAGATATTTTTTGTCTTTGAGCTGGCCCATGGTATCCACTTTGACGTGAGCTACGTTCTTCTGTGCTACCAGAATCCTGTCTTTGTTTGTGTTGTTTGGTTGAACGAATTGCTCTCTCAAATGCTTTAGGATCTTCTTTTTTTAACTGAGAATAAGGCATTCCCTTCCTTTTCCCTGACCCTACAGTTTGTCTTGGTGCCGCACCACCTTTTTTCTCTAGTTCTTTCTGAAATCTGGTCTTTTCGCTCAGATATTCCTCAGATAAAGAAAACTCTTCGGCAATACCAAAAACATAATCAGTAAAATCATTTTCCCCCAATTCTTCGGCAATTAGTTTTATTCCCTCATCATTTATTCCATTTTCATAGAAAAATTCAGTAGCTAGATCAATAGTATCGTAAATAAAATTTTCCCCCAATTCTTGTACATGAAGAATTTGTTCCGTAATACTTGGATTTATTTCAATTTTATTTTTAACTGGCTTTTCTACTATTTGCTTTTCTTTTGATGCGTCAATTTCTGATTCAATATCTCCAATCGACTCATAAAGTTCATTTCTCCAATCCGAAAAATATTCATCTAATTCTTTTTTATTTTTCTTTTTCTTATCTTCCCCCCCTTCTTCCTTTTCCTTATCTTCATCTTCTTTTTCGTTATCATATGAATCGCCAGTGGCTTTTTTTATGGCCTTATCTTTGACTCCAGCATACTCATCTCCTTCGTCTTCTACTGTGCCATCACCATCATAATCTTTTGATTTTTTTCCAGTTTTTTTATACTTATTTTCATATTCTTCACCTGGCTTTTCGTCTTTTTCTTCTGTAATATAATTTAAATATTCGTTTCCTTCTTGAATATAATTACCAGAAATTGAAGACAAATAAATTTGCTTCATTTCATTAAAACTTTCTATTATACGATCAGACATTTTTTCTAGTAGTAAATCTTTATATATTTATGTTTTAGCTTTACTTCGTTTATATTTTGAAACAAAGTTAAGTATTTTATTTGTTCCTGTCATTTTCATTACATACTGACGAAGAGAATCTGTACCAACTTCTCTTTGATTTGCTGGTACACCAGAAACATCCGTCCACTCAGTAAGATCCTTTATCCAAGATTTAAACATATGACCATCTTCGGTAACGCAAATAAGATAATTTGGTCCTCGTCTTTTTACTCTACCAACTAATCCGGTATTAAGATTTTCTACAATATCATCAACTTTAAATATGTTTTCTTGATAATATTGTTCTCTTAAATTAATTAAATCTAATTTGGGTGCATACTTCCACACTTCTTGTACTTCTTGTTCTGGTGGTACTTCTTTTCCTGATGAGCTTTCAACTGGTTTTTTTCCAAGAAGAACTCTTTGTACAGCAAAAAAGAGTGCATTCATATCACTCTTTTTCATATTTTTGGGGAGACCGGCGCTGAAGGTATTAAAGTCATCGTCCAATGCTGCCTTTCTTAATCTAGATGCAGAAGTGCCCTCTGGACCAATTGCATCTGGATCTCTAGTATCGGATGGAATAACGTTTAATTCGGCGAAATCATATAAAGAACCATTGTATTGACCTGCCAGTCTATCAAATTCTGAAGATCTATTTGCACCAACAACTAAATTTACTTTAGTATATCCATCTTCATTTGCACGAACAAGAACATCAAATATTGTTCTCATTTCATCATCATTAATGATATTATCTTTAAATTCAGGGAACATCTTCCTCATGTATTTAATTTTTTGAGGTGGGTTCAGTGGATTTTTCGTATTGTCTTGAGCCCGAGATGGATATATTTTTAAATCTCCACCTGCCGATACTTCTGCTGCTTTTTGTAATAATTGTTGGTGACCGACTGTAGGTGGATTAAATCTACCGAATACAATTGTAACTGGAATTTCTTTTTCTGGTTCCGGTGCTGGTTCTTCTTCTTTTCTCTTTTTTGGTATCGGTCTTTCCTGGGCTGCAGGTAAATCTTCTACGCCTATTTCAGCTCGATTCGCTTTGATTGGTGCCAATTCTGCTTTCTCTGGCGATGGTGATTTTTTGTTGATCATCTTAAGATCACCATTTACTGTCTGAGCAATTAATTTACCACCACGGTCCACCCAACCGCCATGGCCATCAGAAACCAGGCCAAGACGATATGCCTTTTCCGAAGCCCTAGATCCTCTTGATTCTGATATAAATTGCGAAAACTTTTTCATGTTTATATTTTTTTATTATTTATCAATCAGTTCTGTTTCTTGTGGTTATTGGTCTGTTTGGATCTGAAGCTGTCAGTCCCCTCTGTTGTGTTCTTTGTCTGGCTGGTCTTTGTCTCTGATTTCTATCATCAGTATATCTTGATGAATCAATTCCACTATCTGTTTGTTGTGATACATTTGTAACTATTTCACCAGAACTATTACGATGAGTAGATGCCCTGGCTGGTCTATCTGGATTATCTGGAATACTATTTATAATTCCAGTTGCTCGTCTAGCTAATTTAGATCTAAGAGTTGGGGAAGATAATCCAGATACAACATCTTTTGGTTTTTGTGTTTGTGATGTATTTCTAGTTGAAGTCTCTTTGGGTTTATCATTTAATAATGCTGTAATTTTGGCTTTGGTTCCTGCCTGAAGTTCAGCTAAACGTGATGCTATTTTTGTTACTGTAGCTTTATCCCCTCTGCGTAAAGCATCATTCATCTGTTTTCTCAAATTTGCTAATTCAGCAGAATCAGATTCATTTAAAATATCATCTATCCATTCTTCGCTCATAACTAACATAATTTTTTCTGCCGCCTGTTCTGTGTCGACATAGCCTTCATCAAGAAGATAATCTAAAATTATATCCAGTTCTTCCCTTCTTATTCCGACCTCCCTATCTTGTCTGCGTTGAGTTTGTACAACTGCACTTGCTCTAGCTCTCAATCTAGATGCTGCTTTTTCTTCTGCCGTTTTACCTTCCCATGTTTCTGGAGTTTGATGTTTCCAATCATCAAACTTTCCAATATTCTGTTCTCTGCTTTTTGGCATGAAAGTAGGTCTAAGTTCTCCTGGCATACTTTTTCTAGATTCATAAACATCAAAATATGCTTCGTGTAAATTATACATATTAGTTAATACTTTTTATTATTTATACAAAAAAACTCCCCCATTGGGGGAGTAAAAAATCAAATATCTCCTTGTTTTCTATTTTCACTTCGATGGACATCAAATGTACCTTCCGGGTACCTTGCAGATAACTTTTGATAGTTTATTTCCATTAGCTCCTCGAATGTGACATCAAGAGCAATGCAAAGTTGAGAAATATACCAGAGTACATCCCCAGCCTCCTTCTTCAAATGAATAATATTATCTTCGTTATATGGCTTTCCTTGCAAAATAATTTTTTTGACAATTTCTACGAGTTCTCCACCCTCTGCTGATATGCCAAGAGCAGCAGTTAGAATTCTAGGTACATCCGCATCTTGAGATTCTAACTCAGTCATTCGTGCAAATAAATTTGCAATATCAGTACTGGCTGGACTAGTAGTCTGTCGTACAAAATCAATGTACTTTTCTGTATCAATTTTTTTCTGGTCTGACATAATTATTAATTAAAAATAAAGTTTTTGAATTTGTCGGTGAATGCATCATCACCATTAATTGGTTCTGGATCGGAACCCGAATCTAATAAATCATCTTGGGCAGTTTGCTCAACATCATAAAATCTCATTTTAGGTCGATCAATACCCACCATTCCTTTTTTATATTTGTTGACATCACCATAACGATTTTTTAGTTGTTTAAACATAACTTGCCCCATTTGTTCAAGTTCTTCGGTACTAATCATAGCAAAGATTAAATCGGCAGTGTATACAATACCAACAGAATCACTAGTATTAGTAAGGTCTGGGTCCGTATTATATCCACCACCACGATTGAATTGCACTGCGGAAAATATAGGGACATTGCGCTCAACTCCAATTCCACGAACTTCTTCTGCGATTGATTTTACATAAGAATATGAGTTAGGAGAATTATTCAATTTTTGACGACTTGAGGCGCAAATGTTAAGATAGTCAATAAAAATAATATCAGGAAAGAACGATTTTTTTAGAGCAAGGTCATCTAGTAGTGATCTAAAATGACCAGAGTGTGCTGCAGTTGGTGGATATTCTTTAATGACCAAAGTGCCTTGTGTCTTTTCTGATATTGATTTGATCTTACTATCAAAGATAGACTTCGGTAAGTCTTTAATATCTCCAATATTGATATTCATGAGATTGGCATCAATTCTTCTTGCGATTTCCTCTTCTGCCATTTCAAGAGAAATGTACAATACATTTTTTCCTTGAGTTAAAAGTGTTGCTGCATAGTGACACATGAATAAAGATTTTCCAACCCCACTAAAAGCAATGATTAGGGATAAGGTCTTGGGACTGATTCCCCCATTAGTGATCTTATCGAGATACTCCAAACCAAAGGGAAGTTTAACATCTTTCCTATTATAGAATGAAAATCTTTCTTCAGCATTTGTAAAATAATCATGCCCAACATGGGTATCAAAACTTACAGCCAGAGCATCAGTAAGTATGGATGGAATTGCATCTGCTGTCTTGTCCTTATCTCTACCATCAGCAATTAAAATAGATTTTTGAATTGCCAAATAAATTGCTCTGGTTTTACACCATTGTTCAGTTGTATCTATTAACCAATCTAAGTTAACTGGTTCTTTTGTCAATGAATCCAAAGATGATTGAATTTTTTTATAGAAATCCTCATTTAAATCTTTTCTTTTATCCAATTCAATTTCCAATGCATCTTTTGTTGGTAATTTATTGTATTTTGATACAAATGAGGACATTTCATCAAATAGAATTTGTTCTGTTTGGTACATAAAATATTCACTTTTGATAAAAGGTAAAACCTTTCTAGTATATTCCTCATTATAAATTAAATTTCGTAATACCAAGAACTCATTCTTATCCATCAATTATCTCCGAAAGGTCTGTTTCATTTTCATCCACAATAGTTGATCCATATTTAAATTTTTTCTGTGCATATGAGTCAATCTTACCTAATAGTTCTTTGGTAAAATATTTTTCTGGATCTTTTAAAATTTCCTTTTCATATAATTTTTTACCATCTACGAGATATCTATTGCCTAGTTTCTCGATTACTCCACCTTCATATCCAAGTTGCAGTAGTCCATAATATTTGTCCAACCCTCGACTATCATAGAATAATCGAATTTCAACTTGCCTATTTTCTCTACTCAATCTAGATTTGATTGCTTGCGCTGTAATTACATTACCCACAATTTCTGTTCCATCTTTTTCTTTTGATTTTGAAAGATAGATAATAGTGGAAGAGGAATATTGAAGTCCAGATCCACCAGATTGAACTTTTGATGGGCCATAACCACCAACGTTTGCATAAAGATGGTTTGTTACTATCATTGGAATATTAGCTTGTCCCAATTTCAAAGTTAACATTCTAAATGCACCTTTAATTAGACCTGCTTTTGTCATATCTTTCTTTTCTTCTCCAGCAATGGCATCACCAATTTCTTTATTGGTAGATAGCATCCCCAGTGAATCGAGAACGAAAAGACATGGTTTTCTTTCTTTTTGATCTTTCTTTAGATAGATATCAACTGCCTTAATTGCTTTTGATCTAAACTCTTCAATCGTTACTACATTAAGAACAATTACTCTAGATAGATCAATTCCTCTAGATTCGAGAAGAGATTTTGTAATTGCAGCTTCGGTATCAAAATACAAGCAATACCCATCTGGATTTGTATTCAAAAAGTTTTTAACAACGGCCAAAGAGAAAAAAGTATTATGGTGATATATTCCAGATTCTTTATTCGAAATATACCAATGTGGAGCATCAATTGAAATATCATATACGTTTTCAATTCCAAGTGGAGTCTTTTCAACTACTGTTTTTTTGCCGTAAGTTGAGGTAATTTCTTTAGCGTCAATCGCACTTATTTGAGTTCCAGTTTGATAATCATTAAAAATATGATTTACTGAACATTCAAATTTATCTCCATCATCAAAATCCAAACGAATTACTTCATTGTTATGTTTTGTTACTACTTCATTAATTTTAGTAAATCCAGTGGGGGTTCTTACATAAATTTCATCTGTCACTTTATATGGAACTTCATGATCCCCGCTACCATAAAGTTTGTATAATTGTTCGTAAGTCAATTCCAACTCAATCATGTTTAAATTCCTCTAGTATTTTCATTGCTTCATTTATATTAAAATCAGTGTATTCAAAGCATTCCGTGGTTTTAATTATAGTTGGAGAATAAGATCTTTTGAAATTTTTATGGAATTTATTCTCTAATATGATTGCATCATTTGCTTTCATCTTCTTGAACATAAGTAAATTATAATTTAAAGATACACTCCAACGTTTTGATATGTTATCTTGTTTTGTTAATCCATATTTTACTATCATAGTTCCATCGCTATCTATTAATACTATCATATAAAAGTTTAAATTATCAACATCAACAATAGTGTTTTCTGTATAATACCCAACGTGAGAATTTAGTTTTCTCTTTTCATTAATTTCAACTAAATCTTTTCCACTATTATAAAAAGAATTATACCATTTTTGGTTTTTTTCTTTCCATTTTTTTATTCCTAAATCAATCCCATATTTTTTTATGTAAAAATCAATTCCTCTAGATTGTACCTTAGAAACGATCAACTTTGATTCTTCTAAATTATAACCATTTTTAATCCAGTATTCAATTCTTCTTATTGAGCCTTCAGTATATGAATTTGGATTATTAGTCAATCTATTATCTTTAGATGATCTTCCATTTTCACTTTGATTTTTTTTATATTCCTCAAATTTAGAAGTTCCCAACTCTTCCCCAAACTTTTCAATCCAATACTCTATGGTGTTATTTCTTTTTTGGGCAACAGACATATTTAATTTTTGATCTTTTGTTCGTTTGGATCCTACATTTTTGTCTCCATTATTTTGTATTTTTTTAATTTTATCTTTGCCTTCTTCTTCCGAAAATCCTCTAGTGGTCCAATATTCAATGCACCTTGGACTACATTTTTTACATTCTAATTTTGCATTAGATATTGAATCTTCATCAGAATATCCAAGAAGTTTCCAATATAATGGTTTTCTTGGATTGTTGCTACCATCTCCTTTCATTTTTTCACGAATCAAAATACATTATTATATATAATGACAGGAGAGTCATAAACAAAAATTAAGTTAATATTTTTTTAATTTTATCCGCAACTTCTTCCGAACAATATATCATTATTTTTTCGGAGCCACGAGCACACTTGCCAGTAGAAGTTTCTCCCGCTATAGCTGTAATCTTATTTCCTGATACTCCACCATAAATGCTTCCACTTACAAGAGCATTAAAAATATAGGATCCAGTATCTACAAAAGTTTCTTCTTCCTTAATATTGGAAGCAAGAGAAGTATATTCTCCTCCCACTTGTTTTACTATTTCGTCTAAAAAATTCATAAGTTTATCGTTCCAAATTATGCAAAAAATGAGGTTAATGTTGTTATTTTTTCAGTATGCCAACCAATAATATCAAGAATAGATTTCAAAGGAAGCAAAAAAGTTTTATCAAATTGAGTCTTATAATCGACATAGTTATGTAGGCCAAATTCCGGGGGAAGAGTCTGAATGTATGAGATGACATTTTCTTGGATTGGATTTGGAACTTTCAGATAACAAAATTTAATTTTTTCTCCATTTTTTATACTAGAGTATTTTCTATCTACTTTCTTGATTTTAATCAATTCATTATATAAAATTGACCCCCTCACTTGAATTGGAGTTCCTTTTATGTATCGTTGAGTCTTTGACATGTATTTTGTCACATCATTTACCGATTTTGGAAAAGAAATTTCTTCGGGAGAAAGTGAAAAAAATTGTTTTTTTGTTTCCGCAATATACTTGATCATTTCTTCTTCATTTGAATTCATAATCAGACGAATTGCTTCTTTCAATTTATCTCTACAGAATGCTGGAGTCGATGACCGAATCGCTTCAACTCCGGTCATTGACAATTCTGGCTTATCATATCGAATTCCTTCATTGTCCCAGACATTTGCAATATACTTTTTCTTTGCTAAAAACACAGCACGATCTGTTATCTTTTCCCTCTTCATGTGCAATCTGTGGTCATATGCAGATAGGTATTCTGCTAACTCTTTGTATGAATTATCCACATATTCTTGGATAGTAGTGGCAAAGATTTTATCTAAGAAATTTATAACATCTTCTTTTGTGTGTGGCTTGTCCTTAAATATCTTATTCACTAATGGTCCCATATTCAGAAAAGTAGAGTCGGTATCTACATAAATCACATAATCTACATTTTCAGTCTTTAATATTTTATTGAAGTACTGATTAAATTTATTCTCGATCCACCGAATTGCAAGTTGCCCAGTATAAGTTACTGCCTCTGCATTTCTAAGGTCATAGAATCTAAAATAAGGATTACCAGTTGCACCATAACATGAGTTCAAACAAACTTTAATTGATTGTTCCTTGACAGAATACATAGAAATCATTTTTTTTAATTTTATGTCCTTTGTCTTCTCATACTCTCGCTTCAGCTCTTTCATTTTATCCTTGTAGAACTTTCTTTTCTTGAACATTTTGTCCAACAATTCTGGTAGGAATCCCATTTTATCTTTTTTATACATCGACCCATTAGGACAAATAGAGTATTCAAAATTCTTTGGGATATTAACTGATTTGGTTAGGGCAGATTCTATGTTAATTGATGAAAACTTTTCCCCTATGAGGGTGTCTGGACTGATATTGAATCCCATCATAATGTGTGGATATAGGGAAGTCAAGTCCATACTAACAACATAATCATAAACTCCAGCAAGAGGAGCCTTTACAAATGCACCAGCAAATTTATCTGATTTCTCAATTGCTTTTTCTTTGAAAGGAATGACTATTTTTTTACTGAGGAGATAATTATAGATGATAGTATCCCACATTCTAACTTGATAAAATATATCATCAAAATTAGTTTTTGAATCAAAAGCCAACATGATTGCCAGCTCGATCAAGTGTAGTTTATCTTCTAACTTGTTTACTAGTTCAGTATCAATGATATTATACTCAACGAATGTTTCCCATGCATTGTCATAAAAATCTTTGAAAGTATCATATTCACTATGGTCTAACTTACTTAACTCAAGTTCATTTTTAGCGATTGTATCCAGTCTGTAATTTTCTGGATTTTTGAACGAGTACTTCTTATAAAGGTCAAAGTAATCAATCGTAGAAACTCCAAAAATATCATATAGTGCTTGATATTCTCCTTCTCTTATTTCTACTTCTTTACTTGATATCCAACCACAAGGAGATAATTTTCTCGTTGTTTTTTCTCCTATACACTTATGCATTCTTCCTACAATATATGGAATATCATAGTAAGCAATGTTCCATCCAGTTATAATTTCTGGAAAATTACTTGACCAATAAGATAAAAAAGAATTCAATAAATGAGTTTCGGAATTACACAAAAAGTATGTGTGATTCTCAATTTTTTTTGTGAACGGTCTTGTCCCCCAGGTTAACACTTGTCTAGTTGCATAATCTTGAATTGTAATCAAGAGTATTTCTTCATCACAATTTCTGGGGTCTGGGAATCCATTTTCAGAACATACCTCAATATCCAGTGACCAAATATTAATTTTTTTTATGTCGTACTCTATTTGTTCTTCTGAATAATTATCAGATATGTACTGATAAATTGAGTTTTCATTTCCATAGAAATTAAAATTTTGAATGTCTTTGTATTGATTTACAAACTGTTTAGACTCTTTAATTGTTCCCGGTTTTACTGATTGAAGATATTCTCCGGTAAGTGCTCTATAATCAGTTTTTACCTTTGACTTAACATAATATGTTGGATGATAGTCCACCTGTGTAGTAAAATGTTTACCATTTTCATACCCACGAACATAAATCTTGTTTCCTACCTGTTTTACATTTGTGTACCACCTCATATCACTTCAACATTTTTTTGTATTTTTCCAGAATAGATGGTTTTGGTTCAGCTATAGTTATCATTTTTTCTGAGCTGATCCTAAACTTATTTTGATTTGTATAATCGATTAACCAAGGAGAAAATGTGATTATTTGCTCAAGTTTTCTCGATATCAAAAATGGTTCTGTTAGTAAATAATCTGGTTCTCCTATATCTACTGATAATTGTTCCATTTGAGATATTATAGTCTCTCCGGTTTGCAAAACTATGATATTAATTGCCATCTCTTCCGTTTCAGTTGACATTATTTACTACCTCGTTATTATACATATTTTTTACATCATCAATTGGTTCAACAATAGTAACTACCCAGTCAAGTGGAACTGGAATTCTGGTGTCTTTTGATAATATCATCCAAGGGATCATAGTGATATTAAAATTTGACTTTTCAGAATTTTTTTCATATTTTTCAACTAACTTAACTATACATGGTTTATTTAAATAATAACCAACAGTATTGTACCCATCAAGTACCATCTCTTCAATATCAGATACAATATCTTCACCTGATTTTAATAGTATCAATTTTGTCGCCATGTCACTCCTCCCTGTATTCCCTCATAGTGTACCATAAAAAAAGAGGGAAGTCAACTGATTTCTGACCAGTCTTCCCTCTATTTGGCGACGATATTATGGGTAGTAGCCCTAACTATTTATCAGAACCATACTTTTTTCTTTTGATGGTCTGGAACAATACGACATAATAATATCGAAAGTAATCCATTCTCAAAAGAAACTTCATTTACTTCTAGATCATCTGGTATTGTCCATGATCTGGTAAAATCTCGTGTCGCCAATCCTCGATGAACATAAGTATCTGTTTTAGATTGTTCCTTATGCCCTTCTATATAGAGTTTATTATTTTCCGTATAAACAGTAACTTCTTTGTTTGTAAATCCAGCTAATGCTACCTCAACTCTAAATTCATTATCATTTAATTTGATAGTATTATATGGTGGATAATTTGCTTCTGTATTTACGGAATAAATTTTATCCAACCAATTATCCATACCAATAGAATTTCTTTCTATGTTACTGATAAGTTTTTGGATTGTATATGTAGTGTAGTCCATTTTTCTCCAAGATGCGAGTTAATATGCCAAAACCGTAAAGCATTTTGACGTATTATATAGCAATCTATAGACAAAATTAAGGTTCGGGAAACCAAATATCAAAGTTCGGTTTCACTATATTTTTGTTTTTTTGTACCAATAGAATATTTTGCTTCCAGAATCCATTCTTCTTTTTCTTTAAAAGGAAGAACTTTAATCTGATTTAATGGAGCAATATCCGTTACTTTTTGCGGAGACACAACGGATACTAGATTCCAATCTGAAATTAATTTGATTATTCGATTTCTTCTTTGAATATCATTTACAGTTAAATTAGCGTGTTTTCCATCCAAAGCAAACAGTTCTTTGAAGCTTACGATGTAATATTTTCCTTGCTTATGTAAAATATGACAGGATTGATATAATTTTTTTTCTTTTCGGGACGCAACACCAATTCTAGTCAAAGTTTCACGAACCTTAAGAAAATCATCTGGTTCTTTAAGTAAAACTTCGACCATCATATCTGGAGTCCAGTTCACTTGTGGTTCATTAATTGCAGTCATCTTCTTCCACCTTTGTCAAGTTGTTGTTTAATATAAGAAATTTGTTCTTTTGTAAGTATTTTCAGAACTTGAGAAGCTTTTTCTAAACTATAATTATAGTATTCTGATATGCACTCTAGATCTTCAATATTTTCCTTTTTTATCCAAGGAGAAAATCTTTTTCCTTTTCTTAGACTATTTAGAAAAAATGAATATTGCATATCTAGATCTAAAGTATAATATTCATTCATTGCATTTGCATACAAAATAGAATCAATATGGGCAGATAGACATTTGTTTATAACATAGGCTGGATATGACTTTGCTAATTCTGGATTTCCCTCCAATAGATTTTTTTTAGTATAGTTAATAGAATTTAACCAATCTTTCAATTCAGTAGTCATGTGAACTCAACTTTACACATAATTTTAACAAAACATGCAATAAGATTAATCTCATTATCCACTACGCTTTTACTTTGATGCTCCGCAATAATCAAAATAGCTTCAGGTATGGTATGTGGAACAGCATATTCAGAAAGACCATCATATAATCTCCTTAGAATAATATTTGGATCATTATCTAAGTTATTAATTACCCAAGATCTAACTTTATTAAATTCTTTATCTTTCATAAATTTAATAAGTTCAGATATTTTGATATCTGTAGCATTTGCAAGAATACTAGAGTCTATGGTACCACCCAATGAATGTCTTTGTATCTCATGTAACGTTCTCCTAAAATCAGGAAAATGTTTCATCAAGAGTTTCATGATGGTTTTTTTGTCGTCATACTCAATTCTTTCTATAGTTAAAATTTCCAAAATTCTATCATAAAAAATTGATGCTAGTTTTGGTTTTTCTTTTAAAGGAATAGAAAATTCGATGATAGGACACCTAGAGAGTAAGGCAGAATCCAATCTATTTTTATAATTACATGTAAATACAAAAGTACAATTTCTTTGGACATCTTCAATCAGAGCTTTAAGTGCCATCTGGGCATCTGAAGTCAGATTGTCTGCCTCATCAATTAAAAGTATCTTTTTTCCCGTCAAGGAGAGAGATACAGTTGATGCAAAATTTTCAACTTTTGTTCTAATGGTATCAATGGACCTTTCTTTTGATCCATTGATTTTCATAAAATCTCTCCCAAGTTCATGTGCCAATGCTTGTATTGTTGATGTTTTTCCAATTCCCGGTGGACCAGAAAGAGTCATATGAGGAACGGTACCAGAATCCCTAATATTTACAAAATATTTTTTTATAGATTCTGGTAGTATGCATTCATCTACAGACTTTGGTGCATATTTTTCAACGAATATAAATTCTTTGTTCATTATAAAATACTCAATTATGTAATCAGTTTAGGGTCTTAGAATCTTGCTCCAATGCAATCCAATATGTTATTGGCCTAGTTTTATGTGTAAATTTTGAAATCAATGAATTTGAAATTACAACATCATAGGAACCAAGAATAATTTTGATATTATCGATTTTGAAGTTAAAACAAAATTCACTACTAGTCTCACCAACTATAATTGAAAATTCATTAGAAGTATCATTTTCTTTATCTCTAATTGAAAGTTTAATTACTCCATTTGATCCGATCACGGAAAAATCAAACATTCGATAAACATTTGATGCATCCAGAAGACTTTTTAATTGAGAATGATCTAATTGAAAACTAACTTCTTCAGACGGAACAATCAACTCTTTATCTGGGGGACATAC